ATTAAACAACACATTTGCCACACCAGCAGCCGCGTCAGACACAATCCCGAGATTCCCCAATATAGGAGATTGTTTTCCACCGTTCACATCATAATGTGTGAGCGTTATGTCTGCATATAACCGACTATGGGACCAACCCGACGATACATTTGACGATTCTTCTCTGTTTTCGCCGTATAAATTTTTAACATTAGTAAACGGTGAATTAATAGCAGATTGCCACGTAAATAAAATATCACGTATTTTATTATTATTCGTATTGGTAAAATTCAATGTTATTGGAGCATATATTCTATTAGTTGGTATTTTAATTCTTCGTCCAAAATACCCCAACTCAGCAGATTCAACAGTGAATGCTGGCAATGTTGCGCTTTTACATACAATATTTTTCAAATCATCAAAGTTCCAATCAGACAATTTATATGTGTTTGGACCGTTAGGCTCTAACGCAAATGAACATGTAAAATAGTTCTGGCGAGAAAGCCCGCCATTGGCTTCGATGATTTTTTTGAATTTATTAATGCTGAATGTGTCGGGAGATTTATTTGACATGGAAGGATTGCCTTTATATAATATATGGGAGTAGCCTTATCTCGACTACTCCCATATAGTTATATATTAGACAGCGAATTGAGTAACGGATTGGCCTGCATACTCTTCACCGGGTACCCAGTATTGATACGCAAATTCGACACGGTAATCTTCGATGGCCGCATCGTTTGACCAATCTAACGGAATTGGTTCGATAGTAACCGGGAACATATCCACGAATACATACGACCGAGCAATGTTACCAGTCTTGCCGTATTGCACGACCCGACCAACACCAGAATACCCACGAGACGGTTCGCCCGTTGGTGAAGTCAACGGCATAACGTTGGTTTCACGGGTATTCATTTGTTCGAACCATGTCTCCAATGCCCGACGAACACGGAAGCCTTCGTCATTAATAATGGTGACACCAAGATTCGTGAAGGTACGCTGTGCCGCAAACTTAATTTCGCGGCCAGCATACTTGAATGGAATAAAGTTGATGTTGTTGCCGGGGATTTCAGCCAACCGACAATGAAACGGCACCAACGGCCCACCGAGGGCGTTGCCAGCCGCAATCGCGGCTGGCCAGTTGATTTCCATGCGAAACAGAGACGGTCTAGCGCCACCATCTAACATCTTTTCTTTGAATTCAGTAATATTTGGGAATGCCATAATTGTTTATTCTCCCTACTCCTTATTTAGATGGTCTTTAGCCTAGATTTGTGACGACTTCATTAAACGCCACATCCGAACGCACCGCCACAAAATTCAGGGCAATGAAGTTGATGCTGTGAATTGGCTTCACGTAAATATCGGCCCGGAACTCACCGCGATCAATCGCGTCCTTCGGATTGTTTGTTTCATCACACACCACATAAAAATCAGTGATGCCACGACGACCCTTGACTGAGCGAAGATACGGCTCAACCAATGAAACAAACGCTTGACGTGTGTAGGAATCGTTTTGCTCGAATAACTGCTGTTCAGCCGAACGCTTGATTGTCTTTTCCAGCACAATGAAGAGCCGACGAACATTGATACGGTCAAACGCACTGGGCTTGTTCAGCAAGGTCTTATCGCCATACAATACCGTGCCCTGACCGGGGAAGGACACCACCGGGTTAATACCATTCCGATACAGATCGTCACGTTGTGCCTGATTTGGATTAAATGGTAACTTCACCACGTTCTTAATCTGGCCGCGTGAGAAACCGGCTGGTGAGAACCACGCTTCTGAAGTCTGATCCGTACGAACCGCGCAACCGGCCACATCGCCATTGAGCGGAACATACCGATACATGTCGTTATACTTATCGTATTGATACTTCCAACCGCTATCTAACACAGCATAGCTGGTCGAAGGCAGTCGATTACGATACGCAACGATATCGTCAACTTCACTACCCGCGTTCGATACTACCGCATCCTTATCGGGTGAGAAGAACGCCATGGAGAACATCTTCGGCTCGACAATGTTTGAGATAATATACGTCGCTAATACAGAATTGGCGCTTGCACCTAACACAAACGAGGTTTCAACTTGTTCGCTGGCGAAGAAGTCATACCCACGCTCAAGGTCAGCAATGCTCACGTCGCCGCCGTCAACACCGCCATAGAGGCTGGACGCGTCAACAAGCACAGGGGCATCAAACGCGACCCCAGCAGCAGATGAACCCCAGTTTGTACCACTAACTGAATGATCTAACCACCACACATACTTGGAGTTACGATTCATGACCGTCTTGTAGTAGTTGTTGCCGCCGTTCTCGGTCTTGGCGTCAGCAGCCTTGCTCACGTAGCCGAACCGCTCAAGCACCGTCCCGGCCACACCGGTAAATTGACCATCTTCGTCAACAACCACGACGTGCATTTCATCTAATGAGCCGCCCATGGCTGATGCAAACGTTGATGTTCCCGGCGCACCATTGAACAAACTAGCATACTTCCACTTCCGATCAAACGGCTGACCAGCTACATCCGAAGAAAACGCCGCACTAATGGTTGCCGCCGTACCGTTGGACGCCAATGTTGCAATTGAACGCTGTTCACGCACAGACGCAACATTCACGGTGATAATATCACCAACCTGCATAAAGCCTGCGACGTTTGCCGCAAAGGTCACCGCAGTGCCGTTTGATGTAATGTTTGCACTCACCACACCATTCGCAACACCTGTAGAGCCAAGCTGTGCATACGCATTCGCACCTGAGCAGATTTCGACGCGCAAGCTGTTGCCCAACACACCGGGATACTTAGCTGACCAATTTCCAGTTGATGCTTCACCGTTCTGGAACGTGGCATCATAATGGTCTTGGTTTTTGACATATAAGCCATACGAAAAACCATTACCAGAGGTGACAGCAGTCGATGGAATATTTGTTAGTAAAATCGCCGTTGAATTTGTCACAGACGAAACCGTTACGACTGCGTTTGCCGTAGCGTTCGAAACATTAATCGCTACGCCAGTGAACAGGCTCATAGCTTGGGCGTTCGCCCCAGCTACGGTCATCGTCTTGCTTGATGTATTAATCGTGAATGTCGCAGATGCGTTAATCGCCGTCGCGCTTACGCCCGATGTGGCGGCAAGTGCGTGTGATGGATTCACTACACGAACAACGCGCAATGAATTGCTGTAAGCTAAGAAGTTTGCAGCGGTAAAGAAATAATCAGCCGTGTTCGAATCTGGCTTCCAATATTGGTTGACTAAATCCTCTTCGGACGACACGGTATGAACTTCATCAACCGGACCCCACCGAAAATTACCTGCAATTGCACCCTCAGTCAGCGCAACCTGACCAATGGCTAATGTCTTATCAATTTCTGAAACTTTAATTCCGGGGCTGACTTGCGTTGCCATATGGACACTCCTGTAAACTGCAAACGATATCGATTGATAGTTAAACCGTAGTTAAACTCAATTGATATTTAGTAAAACGTGTCGTTAGAAATTATCGTCCCCAAATTCATCCTTGAAGGTTCCGCCTATCAGCCATGAAGAATCGTCGTCATACCCATTAATATCCATAATACCAAACGGAAATGGTTCAACTTCTTTTGGTTTCGCATCAGGAAGAATGTTATGATGAGATGGCACATCATCATTTTCCGGAGCTTCCGTTTGGATATACGCATCTAATACACGCGCATTTGTAATTTCGGTGAAGTTTGGTTGGAGGGAAATCCATCCAAACATGACAAGCGGCATGACTAAGTCATCATGATGATTCACTTCGGCTCGATAGGTCGAACCGGATTGGACGAATGCCGATAATTGTTGAATGATTCGATAGTCGTTCAAAATCAATTGTTTGTTTTCGACCAAGGCTTTAATCACGGCACACCCACTGCGCTTGACACCAGTGGTCATTCGCAATCCTAAATGCCGCTGCACACGAGAGTTGAATACCAACCGCTGCCCAAGCCGCTTTTCTGTCATAGTGGCCATGAATCGTGGATACTCAAAATCACGCCACATGATAAAGGCCACATCGCGTCCAATATCCATAACTTCAACCATCAGCCACGGCATATTATATCGTTTCGCATAATGCATTAAAACTTGTGGGAACTCGATGGTGGATATTTTATTATTGGCATATGTGGCAACAACACGATATGGTATCTGTGTTACATCTGCAATAACAAACGTGGAGTAATCTAATCCTTGACCAGATGCCGTATCGACCAACATGATGTAATTATGGTCTTTTTCTGGTTCAAAGAATTCTGTATAACCATCTTCCGACGTTGATATCGGTTTTTTATGGACCAACGATTTCAACACATCGGGACGAATCAATGTATATTGTGTTGAAAGGAACGAACAATTATGAGAAATAACGCTGCCGCTATTATATAATGAACCATCAGCAACATTAATCGGGTCGAATACCCATTCTTCGTATGATGGTGAAATGTATGTGATAACATGATCGTGGTTATCTATACCACAAATTTTAGTTCCATTAAAACAATCAGCTACTTTTAACCAACCAGTTGGTGTTAATAATAAATGTTCTAATGTAGCAACTAAAAAACTTCCGTCTTCAAATTCAAGTCTTTTTGCTAATTTTTTTTGTTTGTTGACCCCATCAAACTTTTTAAACCCCGAAGGTGTTAAAATCTCATACCGGTCATTCGCACGAAAAATATTAGGCTGCATATAATTGTTCATATAAATCATGTATCGTTATCATTCGTATATGACCAGTCAACGTATCACGAACGGTTAGAATAGTTTCAGGCCCAACGCACTCGTACTCTTGCGCAAATTTCTCTGGACCGCCAATGTTACGAATCGTATCAAGCTTCCACGCCTCATCACGCCCCGGCACTTCACTCCAATGCACGAACAATGGTTTGAAGTCGTTGTTTTTTTGTTCGGCATCCATCCAGAATTTATGAAAAAGATTCATACCATTCGGGGTGGACACCATAATAATTTTAGTTTCTTTACCGGAGGTAATGGTCGGGAATGTCGATGCATAAAATTCATTCGCGATGTTTTCTGGAACGAAGGCGAACTCATCAAGCAGAAGCACATTGTAACTACCTCCACGAACGGCACTCGATGATGTGGCAGCAGCAAATGCGACGGAACCATTCGCTAATTCAATTTCAAGACGCGCCCAACGACGCACTCCTTGTTGAAGAAAACGCGGCAAATTTTCATAAGCTAGCTTTAATCGTCCTAATAAATCAACCGCAATCTTCTGTTTATTTGCCGAAATGCACACGCGCACATTCACATTAAAGAGAATGTAATATAGGAAATAACCGATAACGGTTGTCGATTTCCCTACCTGACGGCTGCACATCGTGATGTTAAACCGATTCTCGTGATAATTGCGGACCATGTTCTCTTGAAATGGCCACATCTCAAACGGAACCAGCCCTTTATCTACATGAATAATCTTGACGTAATTTTTAATAAAATAAACAGGATCTTCTTTACACTTGACAAATTCCCGCAATTCATCGACGGTATAACTATATGTCGATTGAGCCGCAGGTAGTTGTTCGTTATTTTTAAACGGTGTTGCTTCTCGTTGTTTGCTCATACTATAATATTACTGACGGTCTTTTGATATCATGCGCAATAGTTCTTCGCTCGTACCAGAAAACACGACACCTTGTTGAATGTTGACACTACCGGGAGGTGGTGCGGAAATCGCCTTTGTGGCCAACCGTGTCTCAGCCGCAATTTTATGAATACTTTGTAATTCTCGATGTGCCTCTACGGTTGCCTGTACAAGCTTTGCGACGACTTCAAACGACCGTGGCGAGTCTGTTTGTGTCGCCACATCCGTTGCTCGATGTAACGCAGTTTGTGCATCTTCGACAATGCTCTTGATGGCAGTGCGTGAATATTCGAAATCTTCTTTCGCAATCTTTTCCTCGTGTGTTTCTTCGACCGGCGCTGGGGTTTGTGCTGCGTCTATAGTCTGCAAAGCCTGAATAGGTGACACATCAACGATGTCGTTTGTTGTCGGAGACACACTTTTCGTTTCAACAATTTCAAAAATCGCATCAAGGGTATCTTTTGTATTGTCATTCATTAGTTCACCACATCTTCACCAGTAAAAACATTGGCCACTTTACCGTCAGCATATTCAGTAATTGTTACATTTGCCGTCACCGGTCGGGTCGGCGCAACATCGGGTGGAACAGGAACCACTTCGATTCGTGCCTTCCGTGCAATATCCTGAAGGGTTGTATCAGCCCCTTCGTCAAGCAAGCGTCCATCCACCCCATCTAAGAGAATCAATTGTAAATCATTGGTTATGATATGATCTGGCGCAGTTAATGACGAATCGTATGGCGCATCGTAGAGATCAACAATCACTTTACGAATAATACTTGTCGGTGTTTCTGGAATAGGACCGTATAATGTCGCC